CATCTCCTTCTTTATTTCCACCCCGCATGTAATTATCGAACAGTTTCGTTACTTCTTTACACTCATGCAGGGCTCCATTTACTACGTTCAAACCTCCGGAATACTCTTCTTTCTTACCCTCAAGGTATTCATAAAGTTCGGTCAGGTCTAAATCTGGATACTTTTCATGTACCCGTTCAAGACCTTTCTGGAAACCTCTACCCATATGAATATTGTAGTTAGCTATCTGAAGTTGACGCTCGAGCTCAGTTTTTCGCATCTCTAAGTTCTGCCGGAAACCAATCTGGTTATTAACGTACCCATACAATTTTCCTGTCAAGATACGAGAAGCAGGGTGCAGGTAAACTCCAATGCCTTTACCATGAGCTACACCGATAAGATATTCGAAATTGGCTCTCTGGTAGTGATACTCAGTTTCAGTTCCCATGTCAAAGCCGTAGAGCTCGATAACTTTGAATCCCATCATCATAGCTAAGGTCAGCATATTCAGGTTTAAAAGGATGTTTTGGAATTCCGCCTCGTACAAATTCATTAGCTTCATTCAAAGGATATGCGATGGAGTTAGGGATGTCTTCCCAATATCTCTGCATATAAATGGGCACACCCTTGCGAGTCTTGGCTGGGGTATAAATCCCCTCCTTGCAGTAAGGACATGCCATAACCTCTGTTTTATCCTTAACCTGTTTTTTAACTTCCCCTGCCCCTTTACAGAACAGGCAGTCATCTTTCTTATCCATCAACCAGAGTAAATGGTTGGGGTGGCTTAAGTTGTTATCTCGCGCAAAATCCCAGCGTGGGTGCATCTGGAACCAGCGGTCGAATCGTTTTAGCCAGGGGTAGGTATACTCTTCGTTTAACGCCCAAACTTCATAACTTGGGTCATCAAAAGGAGCTAACGCCCGAGTGGCTTCTGCAAAGCCGACAATAGCGACTTTATCAGTCTTACGTGGATATTCGTTCCAAAGTTTTTCCTTCATAAGTTTCCTTCCTTTAAAAAAGGGCGGCTGTTACACCGCCCTTTGGTTTTACTAGAGGGTGTCATCCTCTTGTACGTACTGAACATACACGCGGAATGAACCCGCGGCCCCAGTACCCGCTGTATAGGTTGCAGCTATATAGCCGCCACTTGCAGGGGTAACTGCCCACGCGGTAAAAGCTTTCATACCGGTGGACTGCAATCCGATAGTGGATGCATCGTACAGGGTTTCTGTACCTGTGCTGTTTGGCATAGCCAATGTCACAGTAGCAGCCGCCGATGCGCCGGACGCGTCAAACGCAGTCTCGACATAGACGAAGCCACCAAGAACGGCTACGTTACCAGGAAGTTCAATCAGATTGATTGGGCTGGTATCGCTATATGCCACAGCATCAGACTTAGCAACCTTTAGGGATTGCTTGAATTCGTTGCGGGTTCCTGCACCAGGTGTTACTGCGGGAATTGCCTTAACGCTTTTTACTGTAGCAGCCATGTCATCCTCCTATCTTAGTCGTCCAGAACGGCGTATTCGACGTACACACTGGCAAGGCCAGCAGCAGCGGTAGCACCACTGATGCCAACTTTGATATCCTGTGCGGCAGAATACACGTAAGGGACGGTTAGACCGGTCGCGGCAACCAGAACTGCGCCCGTTGAAGCGGGAGCCATCGTGGTATCAGCAATAAAGCGGTCGATAGTCGTGGAATCACCGATGGTAGCGGCTACCGAAGAGGTAAACGCTGTAGTCACTTGTGTCCACAGATTGGTTACGATAATGGGTGAAGCGACGGAAATCAAGACGTATTCACCGGTATCACCGATGGTCACGTCTGCGGTCGTATCGCCAGCACCGAAAGTTACTTTAGCGATTTGTCGTTTAGCAGGGACGTAGCCACTGAAAACTTCGCCAACTTCAGGAATACTTTTTGCAGTCATTGTATTATCCTCCTTATGCTACATCGCTGAAAGCGTTCGTGTGTTCAAGGTTGCGAACCCAAGCGGAGTTCGTAATCATTACACCCAAGCTCATCTTCCAACCGATGGTCGCGCGTTGATTCAGGGGGTCGTTAGCACCTGCGGAACCGAGCTGTTTCACGATAATGGAAACGGGTTTAACCGATTTGCCAGTCATCGGGCCAGCCATTTCGCCGCCGTTGTCAACTTCACTGGGGGTCAGTCCGGCCATGCCGACGTACCCATAGCTCTCGCGGCCGATGAACAGCATGGAGTAAACGTCGGTCGTAGAACCGACACCCTCGTTAGCATATTCACGAGCGTTCGAGCTCATGTAAATTTTGCAACGAAGCAAGCGGCCCAGATACCCACCACGAATGGGGTTATTCTCGCTCTTGTCAGCCTCTTCAATGAACAGGTTAACGAAAACGGGGTCTTGCATCAGGGTTGCAAAAGTATGGGGGTGGATAATACATACGAAATATTCACCGTCCACAGGAAGCGTATTCGCAGCTTCCAGGGCAGCTAACTGCGTCACGAAATCCGCGTAGGTAATATCGTGGGCAGGAGCGTCCAAGGTTGCACGGGAGGTTGCAGCACCACTGAAGTCAGCGGTAGCACCGTCGGTCAGGTCGTTACGGATAAGAGTATCCGCCGACAAGCCAGCCTGTTCGCCCAGCACCGAGGAGGTCTCAGAAATTAGAGGGTCAAAGACCGTCATTTCGAGTTCATCGGTGTGACCAATCCAAGCACCGTAGAAAGCGGGAGTAACCGTAACGAGAGTCAAGCTCATCGCAGCTTGCTCGGTAGGTGTAGCCCCTTCTGTCAAAGCGGTCGTAACCGCTGCCAGGGAACCGTATTTACGAAGCTCGTAAGAACCGAATTTGTTAATCCGAGCTTTGATGCCCCATCGACCGTGTACTAAGCGAGGCAAAGCACGTGTCAATAGACGACGTTCATACATCGTTTTGATGGCATCGGACATGGTAGTCTGATTAAGGTTTGCCATTTGTTAATTCTCCTTTAAGAATTATTCGCTCTCAACTTCCTTGTTTCCAGGGATAGCTGAGGCTGGAATTAATCCCTGCTCAAATGCCCTATAGACATCCTCTTCAGTTTCGTATTTGCCGGAGCTCATGACATCGGCCCAAGTAATGCCGGTGGCAGGAGTACCGCCGCCTGTATCCACTGAAGGAGCAGGTTTTGGAGGGTTCGGCTGGTTATCTTTTGTTGACTTCGTTTCGGTCTTCGTGCTTTTCAACTTCTCACGAAGCTCGTCCCGTTCAGTCCGTAAAGCTTCCCATCCGCTTTGAATTAACGCCTCGTACCCGTTCTCTGCATCAAGAGAACTCGGAGAAATGCCAGCCTGAGTAAAATACGAAAGTGCAGCGTTAAACGCTTCACGTTGCTCAATCTCGCTATTAGCCTGTCGCAACTGGTTCTCCAGTTCCTGTACACGCTCGACGGCGAAGTTGGCTTCATATTCTGCCCGTGCGTCATCGTCTAGACCGGCAAGTTCTAGTTGACGTATCTTGTTCTGGTACGCCTGTTCCTGTTCTTGCCACTGTCTTGTTAATTCGGATTCACGCCTCTGGAGAGATGACTTTAACCCGCGCAAATCTTTCTCGTACGTTTGTGCAAGCGCATCCATCTTTTCCTGTAAGGCTTGTACGTCAGCGTCCGATTTGGGTGTCGTGGTCGTCGCTTGGGTTGAAGCAACACCACTTCCTTTGGTTTCGACATCGGCCTTAGCCAATTCGTCACCGGTTTGGTTCCCTTGAACCTGAGTATCTTCGTTCATTTTAAGTTCCTCCTAATCTATTTTAATGTTCTTCTAATATTATAGAAGAAATCACTGTAAACTTCAAGTGCCTAAAGTGGCGAAAATGTAGCGTATAAAGCCTCGCCATTCAGGATGATTCATATATAGGTCGTTCAGGTACGACTGTGCAGACCCTGACAGGGGCTGTCCGTAGTTGTACGCCGAGGTAATTTCGTACTCTAATTGAGGGCTTATCGTTCCCTGCATACCTGAGGGCCATCTCAGCGGAGATTGGGTAGAAAATGAAAATCCAATATCTGCCTGTATCGTAGGAGCTGGAGGAGGAGCACTAGGCCCGTTCTTGGCGTTCCTCGCTTTCCTCTGGTCACGCTTATCCTGCCATGTTGGAGGTAGTTCGGGGTTCTCTTCTGGACGGTTAGGAGATGTAGCTTTCTCAGACGCCTTCTCACCCTTCAGGAATTCTGCACCGAGTTTCTTTGTAGGAACTGGGTCAACGTAGTAAGCTCTCCACAGGGGATTGTTCTTAGCGAACTCGTCCTTTAATTGGAAGTACCGTTTGCTATCCTTTATCTTCTCAGGAACATACCTTCGGATAAGAGCCATTTCTTCCCTATCCATAGAGTAGTAATATCCCAAAGTAGCGTTGTAGAAATCGCCTCCCAGTTCTTCTGTAACTATCTGTTTAAAGTCTTCATTCAACTTCTGAGCTTCTATAAACTCTCTCATCTTCTCATTGGTGGGGTCTTGAATTCCAAGATAGTCTGAGGCTTCCTTGAGCATACTGTACAGGAGCTCTATCTTCTCGGGTTGTTTGTCATAACCGTATCCAATGGTATCATACCAAGTCTTTACCAGAGTATTGAACTGCCCTTTTTCACTCTCGATTAGCTGACCGATTTGTATCAGGTCTGCATTAGCTCGTCCAGGGCCAAGGGCTGTCAGCATACGCCAGATTTCCTGTTTCTTAGGATACATCTCACCGTGACGCTGAACCATTTGTTCATCAATCGTCAGAGGATGTTCACCCGAATATTCAGCCCACTTCTTAACGTCATCGTAGGTAAAGCGGTCACCGTAAATCTCTGTTACCGCTTCATATAACTGGTCAGTGGAAGGGTAGCCATCTGGGAACTGTGAGAAGAACTCCCTTGCTGCGATTTGTGCCTCATAACCTCCATCCAATACACCGGAATCCCAGTAGGCGTTCCAATATACTTGGTCATAAGCGGCGTTAAGGGCATCGAAAACATCGTCATTTGCACGTTTCCATGCGTCGTACCCTTCGGGGGTAGCTTCAGCTATTAACTGTTGCATGAACCCGTCGAAGTCAAACATCTGGTCTTCCTTTAATTTTCCCATCAAAGGAAGTCGAGCTTCAGAGAACTTAGGCATTAGACTGCTGGCTAGATTGGTCATGTTCAATCTCCAGATGTCCATACTCAACTTATAGTCCTCATATTTCTGACCGTTCTCTATGTCCCACTGAGGGCGGCTTTCTCTCATCTGAGTCCAGAACTCTCTACGCCAAGTTTCCTGTATCTGGTCGGCGGTCTTATTAGTCCCGTTAATCATTTCATACTTTGTAATCAGGAACTGGCTTTTCAAGGCTTGAGCACCCTCAAAAAATGCATCGTACAGGGGTTTTACATCTTCATATGGAGCTCCGATAGGAAGTGCTTTTAGGCTTTCCTGTAGGGTATATTCGAGGGAGTTCATTCCTTGCCAGTATTTGATTTGGAAGTCTTCAGCATCCAACCCTCCCGATATTGCATCCGCACGCTCTTGGGGGTCTGTTACCAACTCTCCCTCCGCATTACGTACGTATCCCAATCTTGAGTACATAGAGTACACCCAACCCTCTGGAGTATTCTTGTTAGCGATATAGATGTCCCAAATGTCTTGGTCATCTACAGGTAGGTTGAATATAGCTGCTGACATTTTATCGTTAATAGCCCGTGTCAGCATGTTATGTCGATTACGGATTGCCAATAGTTCTGCTCTACCGTCGGTATAAGGTTTGGGGTAGAAACTGGTTGCCACTGACATTAGATTTCTAAAAGCTTCATCGCCAGTAATCTTTTTGTAGTAACTGTTCCACTCCGCAACTTCATCCCATTGAGAGTCGGGGTTTCCATTCCTACGATATTGCAGGATGCTTTTAAATCTTTGAGTTGCAGTCCACTTATCTTGAGCACTAATATCAGGGTTATTGATTAGCTCATTGAGTTCTGATAGCATTTCAGTCTCAACAAGATAATCATGCCAAGGGACTTCAGGGTAGAACAGGTCTGTTGTAGCCCCTACCGCAGAGGCGAAGCCAGGACTTAACCAAGGGATTTGGGAAAGTCTGTATTCCAATTCCTTAGGCATCCATCTAGGCATCAGGGGAATTAGTGGGCTGGACGGGAACGCGGGTAAAGCGTCATTAGAAACTCCACCAAATAATTTCATAGAGTAGGCTATCCAAGGGGCAACTGAGAATCCATACACTGAAGAATTCTTAAGGAAGTGTTCAACGATGTATGCTGTTGGTTCTGCTGGGTCACCTTCTGAATTGAGCTCAGGGGCATTTGGATGCATTACCGAGTCCAGAATATAGGTAGCGGATATACCGTGAATAGGATTTATCCAAAGGTCAGTACCTGGAATCTGAAAACGTCCGTCGTAGGATTCTAACAGGTTACCTCTGGAATCCACCATTTTAGCCTGTCTACGCATAGTCTCTGAAGCGTCGTATATTTTTCCATAAGCTGCTGTAATAGCTGGATGCTCAGCCATAGTCTTAACCCAGAAGGGCCACGAACGGCTGGGAAACATCCAGAATGGGAATACGTTACGCATAAAATCATCGAACCGAGTTCGGGTAGCGTAATCGAGCATGACATCATTAGTCCTTTTTACTGACTGGTCAACTACCTTTTTAACCAGTTCTCCTTTAGATTTAACTGCTTCGTCAGCCCAGGCGTTCAGTTGAAGCCTTGAAGCGTTGTCCAATTCTCTGTACATGATGCCATCGTTCTCTACCAATTCTTTAGCGTACTCTTTCCATTTTCGCAGAGCTTCGAGGGCAGCTTCCTGATTGTTTATCAGGGAGTCGCTATTCCTGACAAATGTCTTCATAGGAGCACCGAGCAAGGTTTGATTTACTACAGGGAATAAATGCTTGTACATGTCATCACCGTAGTGGTAGTTCAGCATACCGTTCTCGAATCGTTCCAAGTCAACTCTCAGTCTTCGATAAGTATCTGCAACGTCATCAGACATGTTGCGTTCCTTCATCAGAAGGTACTCACGCAACCTCTGAGGGCTTGTCATGACCTCATCAGGGAATCCGACATAATTTCTGTTCTGTTTCCATACGTTCCAAGCTTCTCCAAGGGTCTCATTCCACTTCTCATCGGCATCGAATTGGAATGTTTTACGAATAAGGTCTTCTGAAACATTATCCAAAGAATCGTAAATACCGAATTTGGGTTCGTCAAATCTGAACAGGTCATCCATGAATTCCCTCATCGAAGGAGTTAAGTTCTTCCCTGTAACATCTCCAACCTTTGAGAATATTTCTTTTAGCCAGTTCTTGAACTTCTTGAATACTCCCTCTAGTGCTGGAGTAGGAGCTTTACCGCTTCGTACATATTGAACAAAGTCGTTTGCAAAGCGTTCTTCAGCCTTTTCATACTTTAAGGCACTCTCAGTAATTTCTTCAAGTCTCTTAGCCTGTTCTGGGGATAGCTTAGTCAGGGATTTTAGCTGTCGATATTCTTCGAAAGCAGGACGCAGGGTCTTAAATTCCCCTTCCGCAAGTCCAACTATCTTTTCTAAACGGGCAGTCATTACAGGGTCTAAGCTGTTACGGAACAGGTGTCCAAGTTCATGGATGCCGGTAGATAAATCCGCTCCCTTAACGATACTTATGATTGTTGAACCGTCGCCAAGAAATTCAATAGCTCCCTCAGAACCGCTGTGAAGGAGAGAGCGAACCTTTTTAACTTCTTCAGCCGTAACTCCGAAAAGACTCTCCCACTCACTTTCAGGGACAAACTTTTTAATCCCATCCAAGAATGTATCATAAATGGAAGATTTGATTTTATAGTAACTAAACTTATCTGCCAAATTTCTTTTTAACTTGCTGGCAGTATTAATAAAATCCTGTCCTACGCCTATCTCCTTAGTTAGCTCATAAGCTCCTTTTAATCCAGGTTTCTTTACTACTCCCTTATCAATCAACTCCTGCCAAGACAGCCCCATATCATCGGCACGACGTAAGATATTATAGGAGTCTTCCCCACCCTTAAGGGTCTTCTCAACTGCCCAACTATACGTTAGTAATTCAAATTGATTTAATTTATGAAGTTCCTCCATAGATAAGTAAGTTTTATCATTAAGAAACTCTAATACATTCTTATATCCTGTAGCCTCATCCATTATCTCTTCTAAACTTTGATAGACAGCTTTAGCCTTCTTAGTTGCGTATTTTTCTGGGGTTTTTTTGAAAATTGTCTTTAGCTTATTCCAAGTATCTAACCCCTGCTGAGCTAAGGTAGGCCCTTCTACTACTCCAGAACTGTAGTAAAAGGCTATGATTGCCCTATATTCTTCTGGAATAGATTCGTCTAGAACCTTTTGAGTTATGTTAAGTTTAGATTTTATAACCGTATCTATAACATTTTTACGGGAGTTAGTTATCATCGCATCTTGAGTTTGCAGGGGCATGAATACTTCATTAGCTGCTTTAGAGCCGTATTCTTTAAAGGGGTCAAGACTATTAAATAATGCATCAGTTCTTTCTAACTCATCTAAAGAATCCAACGCATTAACAGCTTTAAGGTTCTTCTCATAAAAGGTGGGAATATCCATACCCGAAGCTCTGGCTCTGGCATCCATAAGCTGTAGCAAGGCTTGAGATTGTTCATCAGTATATCCAACCTCTTTAAAGGCATCCATCAACCGTGTCCTTGTAGGTGCAAATTCAGGGCTGCGCTCAGCATGGTACATATAATTATTGACGTGTTCAAGTATCTCGTCGTCTGTAAGCTCAAGCCCGTTCTGTCGCGCAATTACTTGAGCTTTGCGAGAGTTCATCGTAGGAATAACGGACGCTTTTGTTTCGTTCAGGGACTTGTTCAGAAGTGCATACACCTCATCACTTATCTCTATCTCAAACCGAGAACCTTTTATAGGCTCGAAAGTACCGGCAAGCCAGGTCTTGAAATGTCTGAAACTCTTAGCGAGTCTGACATCATCTCCAACACCTTCTCTTAAGTATTGAGTAAATATCTGACCAACAACTTCCCGCTGTTTTTCAGAAAGCTTTCCACCCCCAACCAATCCCTGACCGCTTACCTGAACAACAAGCTTATCGAAAGCTTCCATTTCCTTCTTAAGTCCAGGATTGATTTCAGACAGGGTGAACATGTCATCGTACCAGATATTGGAAATCTGGGCAAGCATGTCTTCCATGTTATCTGCGGAGTCGAATCCGAATAGAACTAATCGGTTTTCCCTTTCTATAAAATCAATACCCAACCGTTCACCGATTCTGATATGGGGGTCGGCGGGTAGCTGCCAAATCCCCTTAACTTTCTTGAACCCAAGCCTCTCGTAAAAGGCCTCGTAAATCTTAGGGTCTCCTCCAGCCATCTGTTGATACCACTTAGCGTGCTCATCAACCAGCCTTGAAAGTACCTGAGACTCTTGAGGAGTCATATTAGCTTTAGAAATAAGAGCTCCCTGAAGTGTTTTTACGTAATCTTGGTCAGGTCTCTTGAAAATTCTGAATACATCCTGAGGGTCATTTACATGAACACCGAACAGGGTGGATTGAGCTATCCGGACATCAGAGGGACTTGTAAACGTACGTCCTCTGAAGGTAAAGGATTGTATATTACCTTTATCATCAAGGATGTAGTTAATTCCGAGTTCCCTGCTGTAGAACCCATCAATATCTTCTAAGGCTCCGTCCAGCTTTTCAATTACTTTCTCAATTTCTCCGTCATCAATGAGCTTGAGTAGTTCTTGGTCTCGTCTGAGGGCAGATTCGTATGCGGCGGTTCCTTCATCCCAGTATTTAGTCCACAGCTTATCTCGTCCCATACGAATACGTTTAGGCCCTGGATATACATCCAAGAAGAACTTATGTATCGAAGCTTCGTTTACTTCGATTCTGTTATAGAACTGCCGTAGTTTCATCGCCAAGTCGTCTGGCAGCGTTTCGCTGTGGATAAGGTTCCACACCTCCGCTCTGACAGAAGCTTTTTGATTACCTGCGATACGGAAGAAGTCAGGAATAGCTCTAATCTCCTGATGTAATCCTTCTACGTGAGCGTTCATGAATTCAACAAACCCTCTGATATAGGGGTCTTCCATCGTAGCCAGCTTACCCGCTTTCAGAACATCCTCCAGGGAGTTGTACTTGAATTTAGCGTTCTTTCCGGTCAACTTTTCAATGAATTCTCGAACGTATTCGTCGTTATTGAACTGATTGGTAATAGCCCAGAACGCTTTTTCATTCTCTGCCAGAACGTCAGCAGGGTTATCCATCATCTTGAGCACATACTCTAGGAACTGTTTCCTATCCTTTATCTTAGCATCCGAGAATACTTTCATATTCTCGGGAATATTTGCATAGCCTTCGATAAACCTATCCCTTAGTTCGGTATATATCTTCTTCTCTTTAGCATCCAGAGCATAGGCATTACCTACTACCAGATAAGGTTTCTTATTTTCTGGATTAATTTTCAACTCCACTGTAATCGGGTCATCTACGAACTCTACCTTCATATAGGGTTCAGCGTCCGATTGGAAGGTCTCCGCGATTTCCATACCCCGTTTCCGTACGTTTCTGGAGGGTTGGGGAGGAATGGTAGGCCCACCGCTCATAGGGCTTGAGCCAGTCAAATCACTCGGTTTCGGGAAGTCCCCCATGTCAGCCACATCAGTACCAAGAGTACCGCCGATATGGGACTCACTTGCCATGTTAGACATTCTGATGGATACCTCATCCATGTATGCGTCAATATAATCATCAAAGAACTGCCCGACTTCTGCTTTAGATACCTTACCATTAGTCTTAAGGGTATCCTGAACAAAGTTATCGAAACTACGCCTGACATCGGCTGTAAACAGCATCCTGTCCGTATTCCCCATACCCTTAAGCCAGCTATCTATTTCAGGGGGAACCAGCATTGACCACGCTTTTCGACCGGTAAGTTTCTTAGGGTCTATATACGTAGTAAGGTCATTTACATAAGCGCGAAGTTTGGCGGGATTGTTTCCAGCTAAATCCCACATATGTTTAGCTATTTTTTGGTTCTCTGGAGACAGCATATGTAGCGTCGCCTCTAAAGCTTGAGGGTCGAGGTGCTTCATCGCAGAGGTATACCCCTCAGCGAACATTCGAAGACGCATGGTAAATTCCATAGCGGTGTTAAAGTCAGCAACAGCTTCTGGATATGTCAAGAGCCAGTCGCCTGTTTTTAGCCCGTCCCATAGGTTAATGAACGCCCCTTTAAGTCCGGAATGTTGAGTAAGGTCGTAGATTTCCAGAACCGTTCCAGACTGGTTTTTAATTCGGCTTATACGACTTTCTCGTATAGCATCTTTCCAAAATTCAAAGAACCCAAACTTTTTTCCTGAGAGAAGCCTTCCAGGAGCCGCCTGCTCGAAATCGAGTCCCGTACGCGCTAAGGCTTGAACCAGTTCATAAGGAACTACCCCAACCTCATCAGCTAGAGCTGCATGTAAACTGTTGTACAAAGTATGAAGGTCTCCAAAGGGATTTCCTCCAGTTATAAGTCTACGGAATCCAGAGTCTACCGTGTTATTGATAAGGTATCTGGGAGTAGACAATACGTTAGTAGCCCACAGAGCTTTGAGGAAATTCCCCGCTTTGTGGAACCATTCTACGGAGCTAGACAGAACATCTGCTCCGGTTCGTAGCCACTCCTTCGAAGCTTTCCCCATCTTAATAGCCCTTAAGTCTCCCTTTTTAAGTCTACTGGCTACGGCGGGATTTATACCTTCTTCACCCATATCAGCGAACAAGCGAAGTCTCTTATCCAACCATCCCATGACCGTATCATCAAGAAGGCTAGTACCCTCTCGTATCTTATGAGCGTCCATAAAATTGTTGCCAAATTTCTCGGCCCAGTTGCTTATAATATCAACAATGGCTCTTTCGTCATCCTGTAACACCATAAGCTGCTCAAGTACCCTCTTGGCTACCTGTTCAGCGGTAAGATTTTTTTCTTGAGACTTAAGCACACTTCCGATAGTATTTCCAGTTTTTGTCTGCCAGTTTACAGTAGACTGCTCAAATTCAGCTCCCCAGTTACGGCCGCTTATCTTCTTTGCCATCTCAATATCTTTATGGTCAGTAGCATCAATAAGGCGTTTGAACTCGGTAGAAGTAATTCCCTCAAGTTCAGGAAGTTTCAATTTCGCCCTGTTATATATCTCTTCAAGGGCCTCTACCCCATTAATCTTCAGGATTTCTCTGGCGTTATCAACTATAATACCGAGATTCTCTACGATACGCTTGGCGTTGGCATATGTAGGGTCAGAGCCTTTCAATACTCGACGGAGAATGTCTGAAGTATCGGCAGCAATCCTGCTGGCTACCGTTCCAGTAGTAACCCTTCCCAAAAACTTGGCGATAGAGTTTAAGGGCGGAGTCCCCTTGATAACCCCCCTGATTACCCAACCCAGACCCTCAAAAATAACTTTATCAAGTCCGGTTATATCCAAAAGATTCAGAGGGTCGAATATTGCCTGACCAATAAGTTCTGTAGACGCACTCAGGAACGGTTGCTTTAACTGCTGGATTTCATCTTCTGTTAACTCTCTACCTACTTGCATCTGAGCTTCCGCAAGAGCACCGTAAAAAGCGTCTTCAGCTTCAGGGTTAGTGGAGAAGGTATATGAACCGTACTTATTTCTCAGGTCGGTCTTGGCATCTGCCCTGTAATAATCTTTAAGAAGGACATAAGATTCCTGTTGCAGTCGTACCAGTTCTTGGAACTCCCAAGTATGGCGAGTAACCATATCTACAGCGGTTTGGTCGAACTGACGGAAACGAGCTTCATACATCTGATACTGCTTCTCATCACCCCTACGCATAGCTGCAACTGCCATATTCTTGTATCGGTCAGCCTTACGACGAACCTCATCGTAAACAGCTTTCTGTTCAGGGAGCATATTCCTTAGGTTAATATTGTAAGCTTCGTCGTACTTCTGAGTAGCTTCCTGTTGAAGCTGTGCCATCATGGTCTGAGCTTCTTCAGTATTGGCGTGTAGAACACCGTATTCAGAGAACCTGCGCTCTAGGTTAGCTGCCCTGTTAGAAAGTTTAAAGGCTTCCGTCATTCGAGCAGCCCCCTCAGCAGGGATTGACTGAATTATCTCTTTCATTTTAGCGTCATTCTGCTCATAGCTGGCCCAAATATTTTGAGCATCTACTTTAGCTTTTTCGTATTCCGCTTTCCGAGCTTTATCATACTTACTTTTATACTTGTAATACTCCTCGGTACTTTCAGGAGCGTTCATATGCTGTAAGTCTTCCTCGCTAAATCCTTCTGGAAGGGAACTGTTGGCTCCCGCCAGGTCATTCCAGACATCGTACTGAGCAGCCTTTCTTACAGCGAACTCTGCCTTTACTTCTTCAAGAGTTGCTCTCTTTCGTGCTGCTTCTGCCGCGCGTTCTTCAGGAGTCTGACCTATTCTGAAGATATTACTTCGGTCTACCTTAGATGTATCCTCCAGATTGAGGACATCCTGCTCCAATAACGTCATCCTTATGAACAACCAAGCGTTAGAAAGAGCTCCAGTTACGGCTGGAATAAGCTTGAGGGAAGACTCTTCCCTAAAAGCGTTCTCAGTAGTGCCATAAAGCTCAGTCTCCTCAGCCCCGCTAGATAGACCGCGACCGATATCATAAGCCCAGCCCCAAATACCTGCATGGGCATCATAATACTCCTGAGCATCTGCACTCAAATTAATGGGTACTCGCTCTCCTCCACCCATAGGAGTATAGTAAATGGTTTCTGTTTCCGGTCTAGGAGTAGTTATTTTCTTACCGTAAGAAGATGTAACACTCGTAGCTCCAACATTGAATCCAGTAGGAGCTGTACTTACAGGATGAGGGCCGACGGCGGGTGTCTTGAACGCCCCAGTAAGCTTAGCTGTACTTCCAGGTGGAATATATTTGGGAGGAGGAATGAAGGCCTTAGGGGCTTCCAGAGTTTTCCCAGCTCCGAAAACATGGTCACGCCCAAAGATTGTATATGTAGCTCCCCTGATAGCTTCCTTGAATTCCCTACTACGCCAAAATTCTCCGGTATCTTGTGCAGTTTTACCGAAGCCATATTTCAAGCTTGCATATTGAGAGTAGGACATATCAAGCTGTTTAGCTCGCTCTTGGTCTTCCTTTTGGGCTTTTTGTGTATTAAGACCTACTCGGTGTCTAGCCCAGTATCTTCGTTGTGATTCAGTTGACACAAATACTCCTTAGTACAAACGTCTATTCTTACCTGCCGCCAACGGGTCTTTTAAACCTCCTGGTGTACCTAACATACGCGCTAGATTAGCATAGTCCTGAGATACCCCAGAACCCTCTATCATGGCGTTAAGCCTGTTCTGAAACGCCAACAACTCGCCTCTGGACATCTTATTATTGCCGCCCTTGGTACGAACAGCCATAGCTTGCATAAGTTTGGAGATGTTCAACAGGAGCCTGAAACCCTTCATCTGAGCAGGTGTGACTTCCTGACCGCTTCCATAAATGGTCTTCCTGGCTGCCATAAGTTGCTTTTCAAGGGCAGCCCCTCGGTTAGCATTATAGAATCTGCGTTCTTGGGCAGGTTTCAGGTCTGCTACACTAGCGGGTACTGGAAATGATTTAGTTTTCTTCTCATAGTTGGATGCCATCCAACTGGCAATCGAAGACTTGTCATTAGCTGACAACCTTTTAAATATATCTCCAGAGATTTGAGCGAAGATAGACTTATCTACCTGGTCTTTCTCCGTTTCACTATTAATGAATATCTGTCGCTTAGCCATTGATTTTCCTTTCCATAGTGGCAATATACCTATCCATGTTCTGCTTGCCATACTTGGCCGTCAGCACTCTGAAGTGTGCCGGTGTAAGAGTCTTATATAGTTCTACATCAGGGTCTTTATCTGGCCCCTGACCTGTAGCCGACCGAATCCTGTTGAAGGCGGCTCCAACTCCCTTTCTGGTGCGTTTAAAGGCTGCTTTCAGCCTATCGTCGTTTGCCATATTAAGCTCCTTCCATTAGCTGAGGAGTCTCCCCAGCCATATTATTCTGCTGGTCTATCGCGCTCTGTCCGTAGGGCTGGCCTCCCTCTGCCTGAGGGACTGGTTGCCCATCTGGACTCTGCAAGCCCGTCAATTGTTCGGGGTTAGGGGGTTGCTGACCCATCGCAGCCTGTTGCTGTTGGACTTGAGCCTGTAACTGTTGCAGAGCAAGCCCAGCAGCCTCATCTCCAGCATCTGCACGTTCCTTAAGTTCTCCTATAACGGCGTACTGAATAAAAGCGGGATGTCGAGAAGTAATCTCGATAATCCGTTTCTCTTCTTCTTCCTCGGGCTGTTCAATGTCAAGGTATTTCTCCATGATGGTGTAATCGGAGAGAGTTCCTTTGACCTGAGTGGACATGGCGACCTTGCGGGTCTCTTCGTTCGGGAACTGTGGTCGAATCTCTGCCATTACCTGATAGCCTTTTAGCTTTTGCACGTCCACATAATCCATGTAAGCCTTGCCTCGATTATAGCCGTACACGCAGATAACACTGTCAGGGGCGAACTCCTCCAGCAGTTTCAGGACACTCTTAGCCCACGATGTCAGGAGCAGTTGTAGGTGCTCTACTGGCTGTTCCAGACGGATGCGGTTCTGGTCTCCTAGCTGGGAAAGGGCATAACCGGCAACTTGGCTATTACCAGAACCGAACATCACGTCTGAGAACCCCGATTGCTGGATTCGGGAGCGAAGGAAGTCCATGTGGTTCATGACATCTGGGGCGTTCCCAGGCCATGAGGGAAACTCGATTGATTCGTCTGGAGTAATCTGTACGTGGTTATACAGACCAGGGTCGAAGATGACCTTACGTCCAGGCTGGGTCTTGGTTACGATAGGGAGGCTGGTATATACGTCAATCTGATGGGCACGTCGGTTGAATGAGCGTTCCAGCAGGGAAATCGAGGATTCCAGCGGGGAAAGGATACTTACCCAATCGTCAGACTTATCGCCTGTCGGCTTAAAGAACTGCAATTTGTAGGGCAGTTCCTTGTAACCATCCATAATAGTGGGCTCTTTGACTGGGGCGTTATTGAAGATAATGGTATTTCGAACCACCATTCTACGGGCCGTAAGGGGGCTTCCATCTGCCTCGAAAAGGGGATTTCCCTCCTCATCCTTTTCTTGGACATCTGCCCACACATAGTCCCAAGCATCAACAAACTCGCCCATTGTCGAGGACTTTTCATCTTCGCTCATGTGGCGGGATTCCTCAAGAGTTACGCCATACTGTATCTCAATATCGAGGAAAGAGCGGCTTTCGAACCTGCCCAGCATCAGCCAGCGTTTAGGCCCACCAGGGAGAGCGAATATCTTAATAGGGTCGATTACCTGCGTACGTACCGGTACTTCTTTGTACGCCCAACGGGCATCGCCCTCTTCGTCATCTAAAAGGAACCGATTCTCTTCTTCAAGAACGGGGTCGAATACCGTAAAGGTAGCGGAACCACCATCCCTGATAAAGTACAGGAATGCCTGATACAGGAGACTGGCTTCGGCTCTCTCGTTGTTGGCCTCGATAGTACCCGCCAACAGTTTCTCAATATCACTCGTTTCCTCCTGCTCTTTGGTAGTAGGATTCATGCCGAACGAGTGCCAGCGCACGGAATTCCCCAGCATGATACCTACGGCAAGGTCTACCGTATTTGTATAGGTGGGGTCACTATTATGAGAGGCGTAACCTTCTGCTAACAGAGTTTTAGACTCTGTTTCAAGGGTAACTACTTCCCGTTTGCCTAGAGACTTGACAGAAACAATACGATGCAAGCCAACGTTATCAATCCGACCGCCGATGTAGCCTTTCTCTTTAGCTACCTCAAGCAATCGCGGAGGACGATACATTCCTAGTATCTTCCACACGTCTGAGCGTCTGGAGATATATAGATTCTCTACATCCCCATATGTACCATTATTATAGGAAGAGCTGAAGTACATACCTTTATCTTCAAGGATACGTTTAATCTCCGCCATCATTGGATTATCCCGTTGAGCGAACCCTAACCTGAGTACGTGTCTGCCGTCTGTCTCATTCAGGGTAAAGTAACCTTCCCCGTCCAGCCCAGCCGCAACGTATCCAGCATCCCACGAAGCATCGGTTTCCCACGTATCTGAAAGTTTAATGAACCGGAAATCCTTTTTCAGGTCTTTAGTCTCTCTCCATTCAGTCTTTCCTGAATTGGGGTAGCGAATCAACCATTTATGATTCTCACTCGCTATAATTACTGTCCCATCTTCAAGAGTTATTTCATAGCTGGGAAGCTTAGCTCTTCCTGTATTCAGTACCTTGGTGGGCTTAAACTTCCTTGCATAGCTTTCTTCGGGAAACTCGTCAAATCCAACGATGCCGTCATCCACAGCTAAATCTCCCACAGGAACCCATTTCAGGTCATCTGTAAGTACCTTAGTTTCTGGAGCCAAACAATATTGGATTTCATTTGACTTTTTCCGGCGACGGTAGTGGTTCATGTTGTAGAGGCGACGCCACCGTTCGATATTTTCATGCCAGTTCTTAACGTACTCCTTGGCCCTACCAACGCGGTCTTGAACCTCTAGGAATTCCTTACTTTTACTCATAGTCTTCATCCGTCCTTAATTCAAATGGTATTTCCGCGTTCTTCAGAGCCCTCATAGCGGTCGCATCAGAATACGGTGATTCTACGATAACGGGGACTGAAATGTCCACTCCACCGTTAGTTACTGCCACGTACGCTGCCATCGCCATAGCGATAGCTCCATCAACGTACGCTCTGCGGGACGCTGTATTCTTGACGATTCTGAAACCCTTAGCGGATGTCTCTGCCATCGCCATCTGAATGTGCTTACGCAGGTCATCGTCCCTGTATGTATGGTACTTGCGGTACTTGAACAGGTCATACAAAAGCTGAGAGGCAGCGGTCATGTTGCCGACCGACTGCGTAAACTCATAGGTATTTACACCTGCCCGTTTCAGCCTCAGCATTAGCTGTACGAGATGCTGAGGGTCATAGGCTACCGCGGCTATATTAAACTTCGTCCTCAGGTCGAGGATGGTCTGTTCCACTGTAGCATCCAGGTCTACAGGGTCACCTTCCTGAGGAGTCCAGATGCGGTGGAAGACCTGTCCCACCACGCCTGAGTTCTGGTCAAAGGCAACTCCTACAATAGCGGTGCTGTCCCGTTTGATACCGGCGTCCACTCCCAGAATAACAGGCCAGTGGCGGAAGGGGTGGTCGTTCCATATCTCAGCGGGGGCTTCGAACTTGGTAGCTCCTTCATCGTACCACTCGATAGGGATAAACGACTCTTGCGAAGTTACCCACCGGTTCTCATGCAGACGAATGTACGCGCTTGGACGCAGCGTACTCATCTGTTTCTCATAATACTCCGGCGTCTGCCACGGCATGGTGGGTTCATGACACCAGTACGTAAATATCTCTCCGTTCTTCCAACAGGGGAAATCCTCAAGCCCTTTTATGGGGTCGCCCTGCCCCTGATGGTTCTCCTCTTTACCCACACCCTTTATGTATAAATCCCACAGCAGGTCAGATTCGTTCTCGAACCCCGCGTAGGTAGCGATAAAGCGGAGAGAGTTCTTTACGGTAGGGATGGGTGTAAGCTCATCCCACGTACGTCTACTTAGCTCAGACGTATAGCCCCAAAGTTCGTCCCATAGGGTCAGGGCCTGACGGGCTCCCGCTACAGAACGGTAAGATTGGGCTACTGCTTGAATAAAGCTCCCGTTAGGGAGGTCTATTCTGTACTGCGTAATCTTGCAGGTCTTGGTCGTATATCTGTACATCCGTTCCCCAGTATCGAACATCTCGCGGTTAGCTATCCGCTGCTCGAAGTGGAACTTAATGTCACGCATCAGACGACCTTCAGCCGAGTCAAGGTCGTTCGCCAGTACGAATATCTCTGTACCAGGAGGGCCATTCTCGGCGTACCAGCATCCTACAGCAGCACCAAGAGCCGTCTTACCTGACTTCTTGATGGTACTGTACAGGACTGTCTCGTATTTAAGTTTTCCCTTTTCGTCAAAGCCTACGGCTTCTTCCAGTATCTTTCGTTGGTCATCGGTCAGTTGGAGCTTACCCTTGCCTATCCATTCCCCCTTGTCAAGGTCGTAAGTATCTCTAACCCAAAACCCATCTTCACTGTCCAGCCACTCAACGAACGATTGTTTTATTTGTTTCATTCACCTTCCTTCCAAAGATTAAAATAACATTAGAATACCTATATTATAACGGAGTTTTGTGGTAAAATCAATAGTAACGAAAGGAGGTATTTATGGACTTTGACCTTGAACGAACAAAAGCCAACCTAAGGAACAGGATGCGTAATAAGCTCTCGGAGCTAATCTTCGCCATCCGTATAGCTGTGGCAACAACTCTCATGAACGAAATCGGGAATATTAATGCTAAGTTCCTTACTGGGAAGATTACCCCCACACAGCTAACTCCAGAAGGCTGGAAGCTGAAAGTGGAACTTGAGTTCCAACTGACAGCTAGAGAACAAAACCCCCCTACAGAAGTGTAGAGGGGTTCTTTTTTATGCCCTTACTATATGGGTAAAGGGAATCGTAAGGGGGTATCTGGACATCAGGGGCACGGGTACTGGCTCCCCGTCAAGCTGGGGGAAGTTCGTCAGCCTTCCGTCCTTTTGGATTATCGTAGCTATAAAGACCCGTGGGTTGAGCAGGAAAGTAATATCATAGTTCTCAGGAACTGACTTAAAATAGTCGATATAGAACGCATCGGATTTCCATCTCCCTGACAGGGTATCTCCAGAGCATACTCGAATTTTATCGAAGCGGGGCAGTTCTGCCTCCAGGTTCGTACCCTCAATATAATTACGTCGCTTTGTGGGGAACTTCGCACAGGCGAAACCTGTACCATTCGTAAACGCCCTATCACTCGCATACAGGGAAGTAAACGCCCGTATAATGTAATCCGTATCCGTATTGGTCAGGCGGCTGAAGGCCACTCCAAATCGGGCAAACGACAGCAGGTCGGCGGCGAAAAGCTGAACGGCTAAATCCATCTTGAACGCTGACCCATGAACGGGCCATACGGCAGGTGCGGGGGCGGCAGAGCGGATGCCGTCTGGAGTATCTTGGTCAGGAAGGACTACCACGTAATCTCGATTGGCCCACCATTTGGGAATGAATGTAGTACTTCCCGCATACAGTTTTCGGGGAGCATATTTATCACTTTGAACCCATTCCCGCTTTTTTTCCCCTCGCAGGACTTCGATTATCATATCGGTAGGAGAAACAGGGGCAGTAATCAAGGGTTCTTTAAAATTGACTATCGCTATGACCGGCAAGGGTTCGTTGGCTCCCGTACCAGAGAACCAATTGGAAGTCCCGTCCCCGTAGTTTGTAATGTCTCCCACGCTCTTGCCGCTGTCCCCGTCGATAAGGAAATCAAGTCCGATAGAAAGTCCATACTCCGCAGCCTCGTGGAGAGTCCAACCGCGCTGGCTGGCAGAACGCCCTTGGGTAGATATAACTACCGTATCGCCATTGGCGAACCCCCCAACAAGGCGTCGAGGCTCCAAATTATCCCATGCGCTGGATGTCGTACCTTTTACCCCGCCCTTGATGATATATCTGTAGCCTTGCGAGGCTGTAATCGCACCGTTCCAGACGGTCTTAGAATGACTGACGTAAGCCATATTCGAAGCTTCCCACGCGATAAAGGGGTTGGTTCCATCGAACTGGTAGAGCTCCGTTCCGTCTACCTTTACACCCATATTGGGAATACAGGCTCCAACCGCGCTGGGAGTCCAGTTGAATACAAAGTCACCTGATACCTCATCAATGGTATGGCAGTTCCCGTCAGCAAGAAAGCTTACATTCTGTATCGCTTGAGATGGGATTAATATAGTTTTATAGTCCGTATCGTAGATACGGCCTACCGCTTCGGCTACACCGCCATTATAGGATATGTACTTAGATACTGTTTCCAGTTCCGAGACCAGCTCAGGGGACATCCAGTTGTAATCATTAGCCAGATAACCGTTCGAGCGTCCGTTCTCCGCATACTGCCACAGAACACAGTTCCTAAAGCCTTTGGGAACCATATTAGCGGGAATGGTGGTATAGTTATCTGGGGTATTGGGATACCACGCAGCCCAGACGTCGTAATTGGACGCCCAGGACGGGCTGTTAGTAAACTCCCAGAAGTAAACGCTGGTATAGATAATGGGACTTTTGCCGGTTTCGGCCTCCACAAGGTCTAAAAAGGTCTTTATCTGGGACGCCCACGTCGAACGACCTATCCCTTCGTTGTCTACGTCAATTTCCACGTCCACAACAGGGCGAAGTTCGGTTCCGCCCAGACGATTCCACACATTCAGGAACAATTGAGCCTGTTCTGCTATACCGTTCGGACGCAGGAAGTGGTAAATACCCCGTTTTTTACCGTTCTCAAGGCACAGGCGGTTATATTCATCGACTTTTGCGTCTTCTCGACGGGAATGGTTGGCAAATTGGGCAGACGCCCTAAAAATCACCAGTTCTGCGGGGAGATTTGCAATATCTACAGGGTATTCCCCCTCATAAATATCTACAGCAATCGGTTCTTTAGGTTTAAACATTAATTTATCCTCCATTAGAACTCCCCCCGTATGTAAACAGGGACGAGGGGAGTGGTAAAGGGTAAGAAAGGAAGGAAAAAACCCCTTTACTTACCATAATTTTAATCTATTTCTCATAAAACATCAATATCCAAGCTCTTTTAATAGCTGGTCTTCGGACGGAAGGGGGTTCAGAACCAGTTCAGCGACCACTTCTTCACACTCTTCGCAGTAAATAAGCTGCGGTTCGGCTTCGATAAGCTCTTCATCGAACTCATAACCGGCCACTTTACCGCATTTCGGACACTCTATCTGCATCATTTCACGGCTCCTTTCGTAAATCCTTCCCCTTTGAAGTGGACGTAGGGCTCTGATAGCAGTCTGGCCGCTCTGTGGTGGCACAGGGGGCACATCGCTGGCAGGTCACGTCCGATTATGGGACGATTTAAAGTAAATTCGTGCGCACAGGACTGGCATTGGTATTCGTAAGTCATATGTACACTACCATACACCTACCGCAGTAAGAACAAATTACTCTGTTTTCCAGTCTAACTGGGTCAAGTGCTCCACAACCCGCACAGGGTTCCCTCAACTCTTTTACCTGTTCTGAAGGACTATAGTCATATGAAGTATAGGTATAGGTCGGAATAGTAACAGTACAGTCCGTAGAACCCACAGCACCAGAAAAATTCAACTCATAACTACTCATTTTTTATCCAATCCTCCGCAGCTTTCCACGCGAACATTCCAAGCATCCAGATAACAAAGCCCCCTACTATCCCGCTAATAATAATTTCAGCCACGTTTCCTCCCCGCTGAAGCCAGCTTTTGAAATCGCTTCTTTCCATAGGTCTTGCGACCAATCTTTGCGGCGACAGCTTTGGCGTGTTCCTCAGTCCAATCAGGATTCTCGCTCATCAGCTTCTCCACCATCGTTTGGAAACGCTCACCGCTTCCTAATTTGGGTTTAGCCATAATTTTACCTCCTACCAATAGTCGTGGTCATCCAGAGGGTTGAGGCTATGATAATAGTCTCCAGTACCGCCTGTCTGTACCATTAATTCTAACGCATCTTGGGCGTCTATGTCAAGCGCGAACTCTTTAATGTTCTTCAGACACCAGTCCACGTACTGATAGTCGTCGTTAATGACATCTTCGATGGTCTGACCTTTATACTGGCCGAAAGGCATAACATCCTGCAAGCTCAGCTCTCTTGGCTGATGGGAGTATAATTTAGCCACCTTTTACCTCCGAAAGCATAGGCCAGACCGCGGTAGCCTGAGCCACTGAAAGTGCCTGTATCTGGGTATGGTCAAGCCCCAGTTCCAACGCGGAGTTAATTACTTCGATAATCTCATGGACGAGAGCTACCTGTTTCTGCTCGTCCGGTATATCACTCGCAATCCAAATCATCTGGTAAACAAGGTTGGTCATTCCAGACGCCCCAAGCTCCTCGCGCGACCGTTCATAGCTTACATCGTACGTATATCCCAATATCTTGATAAATTTTATCATCAATTCCTCCGTTCCTTAATGAACTTAATCGTCTGACAGCGGAGACAAAAAAGCGAACCCCCGCCAAGGTTATACCAATTATGGTTAAAGAGTAGACACAGGAATCTCTTAATCAACGTAGTACACCGTAGCTTCCCACCATGTGCACTCATCTTCACTTATGAGCACGTCATTGACATTCTCGTCCCTTATGCCTTCCCTATCAAGGGTATCCCTCAGTTCTGACAGAAGTTCCCG